AGAATCGAGCATATAGCAGCAAGAATGTATGGATCTTCTAGCTATTGGTGGATAATAGCTGCAGCTTCAGGAATAGGGTGGTCACTACAAGCACCTCCTGGTACAATACTGAGAGTCCCAAAGCGGCTGGGTGAAGTTTTAACTCTTATAAGATAAGGTATAGTATAGTCTAATATGTCAAATAGTTCACAAAATATGGAGATTGCAGCGTCTAATAGACTAGCTGCAGCAATGTTTTTGCTTCGGCAATACTATACTATGACAGGGAGGCCAGATCTCACTGAAATACCGACTGAAGATCCAGAAGCCCCAGCACCTGAGCCTGGAGACGTAGAGCCTAAAGGTGAAGCGCTCACACCTATTGTGCCTACAGGAATAGTAGAAGATCTCATGTTTATCCTTATGGACAATACAGAAGGAGCATATTTTACTAGAGATTTAATTCTTACCGATGAGATGGCTGCTAAGTTTTCTGTAGAGGCTGGAAAAGAAAATTTTGAAGGCATTGAGAATTTTGTTCAAATTTTTTATGAACCCGTGGTGGGTGGAGCAAAGGTAGATGATCTTATTTTTTATAGAAATAAAACAGGCCCTCTAACACCTCCAGTTCAAGCAATTGAGAAAGATGCAGATGAAAAAATATCATCAGGAGGAGAGCAAGACCTTAGTATAAAGGCTATGGTCGCACACGGCGCAAAAGGTGCAGAGTTTAATGTAAATGAAGACCCCCTAGTTTCAGATAGGTATCAGCAGCCCACATTGTCTGCGTTTGTATTTCCTAATCATAGGCTCGGTCCGGCTACACGTGCAGCGGGTGCCACAGCACTTTTTGTTAACGCAATACCTTCTGTTGAGATGTCAAGATGTGTTCCACATATAAAGGTCACATTTGTTTCTGCTGTGCCGTATGGCATAGGACAAAAGACAAGACAGTTGAGTATTCTTAGATTTTTAGGAATGAATTCTGATAAAGGAACACATGACAAAATATCAATGAGAAGTGCAATTCCTGAAAAGCTAGCTCCCCCGCCCACGACTTTAGACTCAGAAGCAGTTCCCGCAGAGCCAGGAGAGCCAGGTGATGAACTTTTAGCCATATCAACACAGATATCAGCTGCTGGAATGGAGCTATTCACATCTCCTCAAACTATGGTTAATGCAAACATAAACAATGAGGAAGAGGGATTTTCTGGCGCCGCCGGCGGGGTTCTTGATCCGTTTCTGCCTCTTATGACTCTTGAAAAGCTTAATATTAGAATAGCAGGTGTAGGTCAAGCACTACACTGCAACAAGACTGGGAATCTAAGTTTTGTGCTCCATGATAGATCAAGGATGGCAGATATAGCTCCGCTTCTAGCAGTAGACTTATTTTCACTGACACACTTAGTTGTAGAGTGGGGATGGAATCATCCTGACGGATTTAATGCCGCTGACAATGCGTACGGTGCACTTCTTCACTCCATGAAGTCAGTAAGCGCATTTAATATCGTTGCATCAAACTGGACAATAGGAAATGACGGGCAGGTAAGGGTAGACATGAGTTTGGCGTCGAGAGGTGCTTCAGAATTGAAATCATTTCCAATAGCAACTGGCCGCCTTATGCCAGTTACGCCATTTAAGAATATGCTAGTTTCTTATCTTGCAAAAAAACTAGAATCAGTAAATGCTGATGCAAATGGAGATGGGAGCACAGACGACACAGAGAAAAATAGGCTAGCTGAGATCAGAGCAAGCGTCAACTTATCAATGAATAATGCGTCCTCGCCATCGACTGTGATAAAAAGAGATAAGTTTCTTAAATTTTTATCTGTTCTTAACCCGCCGCCAGACACAGAGATCAAGCCGACAGATCTTACTGACTTGCTCAAGGAGATAGTGGGAGATGCAGAGGCAGGAACTCCCGGAACAATTTCTTCAAGCAATGACAGTCTGACTGCAGAGATTTCAGCCAAGACTAGCGCAATGCTCTTATCACTGGATCCCTTTTTTCCTACAGTTATTAATGAAAATATAGCAGAAAAAATTAAAACAGGGGGAGAGAAGAATTATATTTCATTAGGAAAAGCTCTAATGACATTTATCGGAGCACCTCTAGCAGGTTGTGGAAGATTTGATGAGGTCCAGATGATGTTCTATAGATTTAATAATCAATCTGGAGCAGCAAGAGACTACGAGTCAATAGCCAATTTCTTACTGAGCAAGAATGATTTTAGTTTACAAATGAAAGAATTTCAAATAAACAATCCTTCAATGTCTATACAGGGATTTGCAAATCATGTCAATACAAAAATTCTTAGTGTGCCATCAGATGTAAACTATGGATTAACTGCTCTTGCAAATGCTCTTTCTGAGGCCCAGCAAAAAACAGCAGAAGCAAATAAAGCCGGCAGCACAACTGTCAAACAAGACTTACAGCAGGAGATAGAAGAGCTAAACAGCCAAGTTGAAGAGAGGCTGAAGACCATATATCAGGACGGCGCACCCGTAGATCCGAAATTCCAGGTCCCTAAGATTAGCATGCTCCTCGAGGCCCTCCCAGCATTTGTTCCTTCAGACGATCCTTCAACTCGTCCTGCATTCGAGGTAGATGAAAGCAAAATTATATTGAAAGTGCATATATTTGATCAAAATTCAAGCCCACACACAAATGAAATGTTTCTTGTAAACTGTATGAATGACTCAGACATGGCGATTCAGATGAAGACGTCCTCTGACACAGCAACAGCTGAATCAGCACCCAAAGACGACACAACAGCAAGACCGTCAGGCGCAAACTCCGGCACGGTAGACCAGTCAAAAGAAGAATCACGAATCCAGACCGTTGAGTCTAAGGGAGACTATGAGGTTTATACTTCTAATATATCAAGCAAAGAGATGAAAAGAATTATAAAAAATACTGTTCCAAGCTTAACATATGGTCAAGGGTGGTCTGCTTTAACTAATTTTAGTATGAGATCAACAACAGGAGGATCTGTAGGGACCGCGATGTTAATCAACGCTGTAAAGTCTTCTGCAAAAGGAGCAGGTGAGTCATCTAGCGAGACAAGCAATATGGAAGATATTACTGTCATACCTGCAAATGCTAGCATGTCTCTTTTGGGATGTCCGCTTTTTGAATATGGGCAGCAATTTTTTATAGATCTTGGAACTGGAACAACTGCAGATAATATGTATAGAGTAACCGGAGTTGAGCACTCACTTAGCCAGGGTGAGTTTACAACAAATGTAACGCTAGGCTTCAATGGATCTGGTACTATGAGAACATTTAGAAGTGTGATAGCTGCGGCACTTCCCGGGCTTGAGAAAGAGACTGCACCAGAAGAAAGCTAGTAATTTGATATAATACACTCACAATATATACAATATAATTTTGGTATGAATGTAGTTATATCTAAAGAAATCTTAGGTACAGAAAAACATCTTTTACATGATGGAAAAAGATTCACGTGGTCATCTTCACATGATGAAGATGGATGGAAGCTAGGGTTTAAAAATGAGCTAAAAGACTTGAGAATGCTAGCCGACGGCTCCAACGTTAGCCTTAGCTTATTTGATTCAACTCCTTCTGGAAAAGCAGCAAAATTTATATTCGGTGAGTCAAAAATTCCCTGGATGAAAGTATTACCAGATGACGTGTTTAGAAAGCAGCTGACTGTCATTCTAGATCAGCTCTGGATGCTTCTTAGAGATGAATCCAACGGTTACTATAAGAATCAGTTTCTGATAAACAGAGAGATAATTATGAACCTTTGCAGGCCTATTATCGATACAGCGCTCTTAAAAAAGATTATTAGTAATGAGACAGAATCACGTGTGCATGATTTAAAAAAATTTCTTCCCAAAGAAGGAGATATTTCTCCAAGAACAGTTTATAACCAGCTTGGATCTGTTACAGGAAGATTAACAGTTATAGACGGCCCAAATATTCTTACTCTTAAAAGAGAAAATAGAAAAATTTTAAAATCTAGATTTGACAGCGGTCTCATCATCCAGCTTGATATTTCGTCTCTTGAGCCACGAATCGCGCTGTCAATGGCAGGTAAAGATTCACCTAAAGATATATACAAGTTTATCGGCGATACAGTCCTGGAGAATCAATTAACTAGAGATCAAGTTAAAGTTGCTGTTCTCACATGTATTTACGGAGGCTCTGTGTGGTCATTGTCTCAAAGACTGCCAAAAACACTTGATGCAAAATATGTTCTAGAGTCTATTGTTAAGTACTTTAAGATAGAAGACCTAAGAAAGTATCTTCAAGATGACCTAAAGGCTGTAGGGCATATTAAGAATCTGTATGGTCGACAAATAAAAGAAACAGATGCAATGATTAATCACTTTTTGCAGTCATCAGGAGTTGATGTCTCATTTAATGTTTTTTCTCTTATAATAGAAAAATTCAATTCCTTAGAAATAGAATTTATTCCGCTATATGTTATTCACGATGCAATTGTTCTTGATATCCCTAGATCTTCGTATGATAAAATAAAAGAATCAACACAAGATGGATTCTTAATAAGTGAACTTAATTGTAAATTTCCAATCAAAATAGAGGTAATTAGGGAGTAAAATGTCAATATCTACAAGCAAAATAGAGAAGAATTGGTCAACATTTCAAAGTTTAATAATTAAATGTTGTGGTGATGCTGGAAAGAACTTACTTGAAGAGCTGGGGGAAAGAATGATAATGTGCCCATCTTCAATGAGAAAAGATCAAATCGGAGCATATCCGGGCGGAATGATCAACACATCTCTTGATATAACGATGCAAATGAGAAAAGCAAACCAGATAAATGAAATATGCACAGATGAGATGTCTCTTCTTCGTGTAGGACTTCTTCACGATATAGGAAAAATAGGTGATGAGACAACTGACCTTTTTAGTGAACAGGATTCTGAGTGGCACAGGGATAAGCTTGGCCAGATGTATAAATACAATGAAGACCTTTCAAGGATGTCTGTATCACATAGAACACTATATCTTTTGCAGAGATGTAAAATAGATCTTTCTCAAGAAGAATGGATAGCAATTCAGCTTGCTCAGGGATCTCACTTTGAAGAAAATAGATTTTACGTCGGGCACGAGCCTTCATTAGGAATTCTCCTCCAGCAGTCAAAAGCTCTAGTTAGTCATCTTTTTAGAGTTTTATAATTAAATACTAGAGAGCCTAATTACTACTATGGCTCCCCCTATTAAGTCTAAAAAATTTATAAAGAAATACGCAACTTCTTTAGATCATACCCCAGATGTAGGTGTGTGGTCTGGACGGGGAATAGCAATTCCTACGCTAGGTGCCATAGGCGGCGGGGATGACTATAAGCAAAAAATAGGAAGGGGAAAAAGACCTTATTATATAGGTGACAAGGGTACTCCAAGCCAGGGTGCAGACTCAACTTTTTCTTCCTATCTGGCAAGGGTCAATACTGGATATGACGAGGAATACGAAGGAGATGTAATGTTTCCTGAGCAAGAACAAGAAGAAGACGATAATTACTATAGTGATGAGCCTTCTAATATTAGAAGCAGAAAGCTTCCTAACACTTATAGGGTTTTGAGACCTAAGCTAAAAGGAATTAGAGAGATGAGTTTTAATGATGACAGTATAGTTGCTAACAGCAAATATAGCCTCGCAGACTTAGACGGTAGCAGCATCGATGACATAATAGATTTTATAAAAGAATCCATCTATCCAGATTATGGATCGTACCATCCTCCAATGCCAGCTGGATATGAATATAGAAATGTGCCAACTGTGATAACATCAGATTCTGAGAAAGGTGAATTTGATGTGCTTGACGATTATGATGATGTATCAGTTGCATATAAGTCTGATGGCGGAGTAACTGCATACCAAGACAGGAGCAAGCTTGTAAAAGAAGAAGCACTCCGGCGCATTATTAGAAGCAATATTACATCTATGATCGATGAGTCAAAAAAAAAGAATTACTAGACGCAGAAGACGATGAAGAAAAAAGAGAAGATGAACAATCAACCGTTGCAAGTATCGCAGGATGGACTGGGCCGTTGGGCATGGGTCAAAACTATAAAAAACTTGCTACAACAAATGCAAAATTTTTTGGGGGAGGAAGTCTTGTCAATCCAGACTCTCCTTCGCAGATCGTTAATCAGGCGAAGAAGTTTGCAACCGGTCAGGGTGGATTCAAGACGTCTAAGAGAAAAACAAAAAAGAACAAATCTAAAAAATAATTTTTGAACATTAAAGAATAATAAGTTACATTTATATGTGCATCATGCACACAATGAATCAAATTGAACATTACAAACTAAAAATTGGAGGTTAAAAATGGCAGTTGATTTTGACGCAATTCGCAAGAAGCTTGATAGGCTGAGTGGAAATAACAAGAACAGGTCGGTTATGTGGAGACCAACAGAGGGTGAGGAACATACAGTTCGACTTTTGTCTTTTCCAGATAATGACGGGCAACCTTTTAAGGAGCTGTGGTTCTATTATAATATTGGAAAAGAGAGGGGTCTCTTATCTCCCCATCAATTTGGTGATCTAGACCCTATTCAAGAGCTCATCACAAAACTACGTGATGAAGGATCTAAGGAGTCTTATGAGCTTGCAAAGAAGCTTTACCCAAAGATGCGTACATACGCTCCTGTAATTGTAAGGGGCGAGGAAGATAAGGGAGTCCAGATCTGGGGGTTTGGAAAGATGGTATACCAGGCACTTCTTGGCCTAATGCTAGACGAAGACTATGGTGATATCACAGACCCAACCTCTGGCAGAGATGTAAAAGTGGTATGTTCAAAGCAACCAGGAAAAATGTGGGCCATGACAGAGGTCCGACCCAGGGGCAAGCAGTCAAAGCTAGCAACAAGTGCAACTCAAGCCAAGGAGTGGAGCGATTCTATTCCAGATATTGATGATATCTTTCAATGCAAGAGCTATGATGAGCTCTCCAAGATAGTCAATGACTGGCTGGGGGAAGGAGAGGCGCCTAAAGAAAGCGGTCATTCGTCTGCAGGAACAGCTACATCAGAATCTGATAGCTCTTCTAATTCGTCTAATTCGTCTAGTTCGCCTAATACGTCAGGCTACAAGAGTATCGATGATGCATTTGCAGATTTAATGTCTGAATAATGCTTCGTAATAGATAAACAATACTATCAGGGGGGCCCTTAGCCCCCTGATTTTTTATAAAATGAACTTGAACACTGAGTAGAGTTTCAGTACATTATATAAAAGGCGCACCATGTCAAAAAATAACGAAATTGAAGATTTTACATCTGATCTAATACTATCTCTTAACAAAGAACACGGATCAAGAGTGGCTTATAATCTTAGCCAAGATGAATCACCAACGCATGTTAAAAGATGGATTAGTACTGGCTCTAGACTACTTGACTACATCTGCTCAAACAGGCGAGATGGCGGCCTCCCAGAGGGAAGAATTATAGAGATATTTGGACCGCCTTCAATAGGAAAATCACACATAGCGACTCAAATAGCCAGGTCTACTCAGAAAATGGGCGGAATAGCTGTCTATATAGATACAGAAAACGCCACCTCTGTTGAAAATTTAGAAATGTTAGGCGTAGATGTATCTAATAGATTTGTGTATGTTGACACTCACTGCACAGAAGAGGTATTTAAAGTTGCTGAATCTGTGATCCTTAAGTCAAAGGGAATGAATAAAGATGTTCCTGTTACAATAATTTGGGACTCTGTTGCAGCATCATCGCCAAAAGCAGAGTTAATGGGCGATTATGATAAAGAATCTATTGGCTTGCAAGCAAGAGCTATTTCAAAAGGAATGAGAAAGATAACCGGTGTCATCGGTGACCAGAATGTTCTATTTGTAATATTAAATCAGACAAGAATGAAGATTGGTGTAATGTTTGGAGATCCCACCACCACGCCTGGAGGAAAGGCGATACCATTTCACGCTTCAACTAGAATCAAATTGGGAGCGGGACAACAAATAAAAGAAGGCGACGACGTAATCGGAATTCATGTCTCAGCAAAGACAATTAAGAATAAGGTAGCTGCTCCATTTAGAACTGCAAATTTTGAAATTCACTTTGGAGTAGGAATCAAAGAGCATGAACAGCTATTTGACCTTTTAAGAAAAAATGGCCCAGAACAGATACTAGGAAACGAAGTATGTGTTGCAGGAACTGGATCATGGAAAACATTGACTGTAGTAGACACTCAAACAGGTGAATCACTAGTTGAGAAAAAATTTAGAAAAAATGAGTTCAATAAGGTATTAGATAATAAAAAATATAAAAATTATCTCGATGATCTGCTTGAAACAGTGATGGTCAAAAAATTTAAAATAGATGATCCAGATATTGATCCAGACTCGTATATTGAAGTAGAGGCTCTTTCAGATAACTTAGGCGGAGCATGATTATTAAGTGAATATATCTGACAAAGATTTTGTTTTGATAGTAGATGGATTAAATTTATTTACTCGTCACTTTGTTGCACACCCTGCTACGTCTTCTTCTGGTGAACATGTTGGCGGAATCGTTGGATTTCTTTACGCCATAGTAGAGTTTGCAGAAAGGTTTAAGCCCAATCACGTTATAGTTGTATGGGAGGGCGGAGGATCATCAAAAAGGAGATCTATCTATAGTGAATATAAACAAAAGAGACGTCCAGCAAAATTGAATAGATTCTATGATGATGATATACCAGATACAGTAGAAAACAGAAATCACCAGATATCTACACTTGTAGATATTTGTAAAAAATCTCCAATATCACAGATGTATGTTCCAGACTGCGAAGCAGACGACGTTATAGGTTATTTGTGTAAATATAGCCTTAAAAATAATAGAAAACTTATTATTTCTTCTGATAAAGATTTTTATCAGCTGCTAGATAAGAGAACCATCATATACTCTCCAACGTGGAAGCGATTAGTAACCTCAAAAGACGTAATAGAAAAATTTGGAATATCTCCTGAAAACTTTTGTCTAGCAAAGTCAATATGCGGAGATCCTTCTGACAACATCGCAGGAGTTAAAAATGTTGGATTTAAAACTTTAGCAAAAAGGTTTCCTGATCTTTCTAAGACAGAGACAATGCTCATAGACGATATAATGAAATTATCAAAAGATCTCTTAGAAAGCGGAGTAAAGCTAAAGTCCATCCAAGCACTATCAGAATCTGAAGCATTAATTAAGAGAAACTGGAAGCTCATATACCTAGATACATTAAATTTATCATCAGAGCAAATTTCTAAAATAAATTATTTGATTGATAATTCTAGTACAAGTAGGGATAAGATTGCTTTAATGAGAATTCTACTTAAAGAGGGAATTCAAACATTCAATATAGATAGATTTTTGCTATCTTTAAATCATATAAGGTGAATCCATGAGTGAAGATATTTCACACTTTAGCAGGTACGGCAAGTCATTTCAGGAGAAGATATTTCAATCATTTATCACTGATACGACCTGGGCCTCGCAGATGTCCGAAGTGATGACACATTCATATTTTGAGCAAAAATACTTACAATATCTTGCAGAAAAATATTTTGCTTATAATGAAAAGTATAAATCATTCCCTTCACTGCCGCTTCTGATAACAATAATTAGAGACGACCTTCGAGAGGGAAGTGATATAATCTTAAGGGACCAGATTATTGAATTTTTGCACAGGGTTAAAATGAATCCTGACATCGGTGACCTTGAATTTGTTAAAGAAAGATCACTTGATTTTTGCAAAAAACAAGCTTTAAAAAACGCATTAGAAAAATCTGTTGAATTAATATCAACAGAAAAGTATGAATCAGTTATCTCTGTTATGAAAGATGCTATATCCAGAGGAATGCCATCATCAATTGGACATGATTTTTTTGAAGATTATGAATCACGATTTGCAAAAATTAATAGAGTTACATGTCCTACTGGAATACCAGAGCTAGACAAGAAGGATATTTTAAATGGTGGTCTCGCAAGAGGAGAGATCGGTGTCATTACTGCACCAACTGGCGTGGGAAAATCCCACTTCCTTGTTCACGTAGGATCAGAAGCATTAAAAGTTGGTAAAAATGTTATTCATTACACATTTGAACTATCAGAAAGGTCAGTTGGCTTGAGATATGATAGTAATCTTTGTGATATACCAAGTAATGATGTCACTGATAGAAAAGATGAAGTCTTGGAGATATATGAAAATGCAGAGCTAGGAAGGCTTATTATAAAAGAATATCCAACTGGAGCAGCAACAGTTATGACTATTAGAAATCATATAGAAAAACTCTTATTGAAGTCTTTTGTCCCTAGCTTGATAATTATTGATTACGCAGATATCATGCGATCGACTAGGAGATATGACTCTCTTCGTCATGAATTAAAGCTAATATACGAGGAGCTAAGAAACTTATCTATGGATATGAACTTTCCAGTCTGGACTGCAAGCCAAGCAAATAGAGAAGCAGCAAACTCTTCAGTCGTAGGTTTAGAAAATATGTCAGAAGCATATGGAAAGGCTATGGTTGCAGACGTTGTTCTATCTCTTTCTAGAAAACCTATGGAAAAATCATCTGGCTGCGGAAGACTATTTGTTGCTAAAAATAGGGCCGGTAGAGACGGCATACTTTTTCCAATTCATATGGATACATCTAAGTCAAAACTACATATTGTAGAGAACGGAGACGAAATGTCGTTAAGCGATGTCATCAAAACAGATGCAGGTGCTATGAAAGATCTTTTAAAGCAAAAGTGGAAAGAGGTTAACGGAGACAGTGCAAAGCAGTAAATATTACTATTGGAGAACGATATGAAAGTGTCTTTTAATGAAGCATTAGCAGAAAGTATTGAATATTTTAACGGTGATGAGCTTGCTGCTAATGTCTTTGTGACAAAATATGCACTTTGTGATGAGAATAAAAACTATTATGAAAAAACTCCTGACGATATGCATAGAAGGCTTGCACTTGAGTTTCATAGAATAGAAAAGAAATATCCTAATCCAATGAGTGAAGAAGAGATATATCTTCTTTTTAAAGATTTTAAATATGTTGTCCCGCAAGGAAGCCCTATGGCGGGAATTGGAAATAATTTTAGAATACAGTCTTTATCAAACTGCTTTGTTATAGAATCTCCGTACGATTCTTATGGAGGAATTCTAAAATCAGATCAAGAGCTTGTTCAAATAGCAAAAAGAAGAGGAGGGGTAGGTTTTGACATTTCAACTATACGACCAAAAGGATGCTCAACTGCAAATGCAGCAAGAACCACTGACGGGATTGAAGTATTTATGGATAGGTTTTCAAATTCATGTAGAGAAGTGGCACAGGGCGGGCGCCGTGGAGCCCTTATGCTTACTGTTTCTGTTCATCATCCTCAAATTAAAGATTTTATAAAGATAAAAAGAAACCTCTCTCGTGTGACAGGTGCAAATATATCAATACGACTTTCTGATGAGTTTATGAATGCAGTTGAAAATAAAACTAACGTGGAGCTTAGGTTTCCTGTCGATAGTGAGACTCCTGAGATAACGTCGTCTATAGGCGCCTGTGAGCTCTGGGACGAAATAATAGAATCAGCTTACAATTCAGCGGAGCCAGGAATTCTCTTTTGGGACACTGCAAAGAGATTTACTCCCTCTGATATCTATGAAAAAGATGGCTTTGGATCTACATCTACTAACCCGTGTGGTGAAATCATATTAAGCCCCGGCGACTCTTGCAGGCTTATGCTGATAAATCTCTTGTCTTTCGTCGAAAATAAGTTTAGCGATGATGCATTTTTTAATTTTAGTAAGCTTGCTGAGGTTACTTTAAAGTCTCAAAGGCTGATGGACGATATGGTTGATCTTGAAATAGAGCAGGTAGATAAAATATTAGAAAAAATATCGTCTGATCCTGAGCCTGAAAGTGTGAAAAAAATAGAAAGAGACTTGTGGAAAAATATAAAAGAGCAAGCAAGAAGAGGAAGAAGAACTGGCCTCGGCGTAACCGCCGTGGGCGATACTTTAGCCGCACTAAATATACGATACGGATCAGATAAATCAGTTGCAATTATCGAAGAGATTTATAAAACACTTTGCGTCAATGCATATCGATCTTCATGTGTCATGGCAAAAGAAAGAGATCCGTTTCCAATTCATGATTTTTCAAAAGAAACTTATCATCCATTTCTAAGAAGAATATGGGAAGAGGACCCTGAGCTACTACAGATGAACGAAAAATGGGGAAGAAGAAATATATCACTTACTACTACGGCACCGGCTGGATCAGTATCAACTTTGACTCAAACGACGTCAGGGATAGAGCCCGCATATCTTTTAAAATATACGAGAAGAAAAAAAATAAATCAAGCAGACGAGTCATCATCTATTGATTTTGTTGATGATTCAGGCGACAAGTGGCAGGAGTATGATGTCTATCATCATGGATTCAATCGATGGATGAACTACATGGATGAATCAGGCGAAGGTGTTCTCGTTGGACTTTCAGATGAAGATGTAGTTACTATGAGCCCATATGCCGGTGCAACTGCTAATGAGATCGACTGGGTTGCAAAGGTAAAGATGCAAGCAGCAGCACAAAAGTGGGTTTGTCATGCCATATCTAATACAACAAACGTGCCGTCAGACATAGACATAGAAACTGTAAAAGAAATATATTTTAGCGGCTGGGAGCTAGGGTGCAAAGGAGTAACAGTTTATCGAGACGGATGCAGATCTGGCGTTCTTGTGCCTAAAGAAGAGAGAGAAGTACAATTTAAAACACATTCTGCACCAGTCAGGCCAGATGAGCTTGAATGTTCAATTCATCACGCAAGCATAAAAGGAGAAAACTGGACAATTCTAGTTGGAATTCTTGACGGAAGGCCATACGAGGTGATGGGCGGACTTCAAAAATACATAGAAACACCAAAGAAATTCAGGTCAGGAATTATCATTAAGCACCCTTACAAGACTAAAAATTCTAGATATGATTTACGAATTGGAAACAACGGTGATGAAATTTTAATCAAGGATATCGTCGACGTATTTGATAATCCAAATCATGCAGGGTTCACAAGAACAATATCGCTTGCTTTGCGTCACGGTGCTCCTATTAACTATGTTGTAGAACAGCTTCAAAAAGATAGAGAAATGGATATGTTTTCTTTTTCAAAGGTAATTGCTAGAGTTCTTAAAACATATATCAAGGATGGAACTGTTCCTGGACAAGCAGTGTGTGGTAACTGTGGCGCAGAAGACACATTAAGATATCAAGAGGGGTGCGTAACTTGCACGTCTTGCGGAGTAGGAAAGTGCGGATAATATATTATCTCGAATAGTTATTATCAGGGGTCCAAATGGCGTATTCAAATAACGTTGTAGATCATTTTGAAAATCCACAAAATATAGGATCTTTAGATAAGAGCACTAGTGATGTAGGCACTGGGCTTGTTGGTGCACCTGCATGTGGCGATGTAATGAGGCTTCAATTAAAAATAAATGACAATGGGATTATAGAGGATGCAAAATTTAAAACATTTGGCTGTGGCTCTGCTATAGCTTCTAGCTCTCTAATAACAACGATGGTCAAGGGTAAACATATGAGAGAAGCTGTCGCAATTAGCAACTCAGACATTGCGCAAGAGCTATCTCTTCCACCTGTCAAAATTCACTGTTCTGTGCTGGCAGAGGATGCAATTAAATCTGCTATTAAAAACTGGAAGGATAAGAATGACAAGAAGTGATATACAAGTGCTTATTGAAGAGGAAATAAATCCTAGTCTCGAAATGCACGGAGGGTATATTTCAATTCACGATTTTGACGAAGAGAAAAAACTACTAGAGATTCAAATGGGCGGCGGATGCCAAGGGTGCGCATCGTCTCAGGCAACGATGATGAACGGCGTTGAAATGTATATTCGTGAAACATTTCCTGATATTGGAGAAATTAACGATGTTACTGATCACATAGCTGGTGAAAATCCATACTATGTGCAGGAGCAATAGATGGCAATTACAATAACAGAGGCAGCAAAAGAAAAAATTAGGTCTTTATTGAGAAGGAGACAGACCCCCGGTGCATTCCTTAGAATAGGATTACAAGGAGGCGGCTGCTCAGGATTTATGTATCACTATGATTTTATATCTGAAGCACAAGAAAAAGATAAAATTTTTAACTTTGATGACATTAAAATATGCATAGATTCAAAATCTTATTTATTTCTTAATGGAACTGAGATAGATTATGAAGATGATTTACTAAAATCAGGACTTGTGTTTAATTCTCCAAAGGCATCAAGGAAATGCGGATGCGGTGAATCAATTTCTTTTTGAGGTGTAAATGAAATGGACAACAAAAATATCTTCGCTTGTTAAAGAGTTTGAGCTAAGAAAAAATCCAGTTATTATTACAGTTAATAAATTTGATGAAAAATCTGCAAAAGAATTTCAACAACAGGTTTCACTTGCTCATAATACTGGCCAGCAAATAATTCCTGTTGTTATCGACTCGTATGGCGGACAGGTATACAGCTTAATGTCAATGATTAGTGCAATAAAACACGCAGAGATACCCATAGCAACTATTGTAGAAGGAAAAGCAATGTCATGCGGGGCGATTCTCTTTTCTTTCGGAGAGCAAGGTCTTAGATTTATGGATCCGGATGCGACAGTAATGATTCACGACGTATCCTCAATGGAACATGGGAAGGTCGAAGAGATAAAAGCATCTGCCGATGAGACTGAGAGGCTTAATCAGAAAGTTTATACTATGATGGCTAGAAACTGTGGTAAAAAAGATGACTACTTTCTTAAAAAGGTTCATGCGAAGGGACACGCTGACTGGTTTCTTGATGCAGCTGAATGTAAAAAGCACGGACTTGCAAACCAGCTTAGAATACCAAAGCTGAGCATAAGTGTTTCAGTTGATATTGACTTCGAATAATTTTATTCACTTGAGCGTGATATACACTTCGCTTGCTTCTACGTATCTATACTAGGCACTCTGGAACAAAGTAATGGAACTCATATCAACACACATTTGCAAGGGTCAAAACATAGGTGTTCACGGAAATTTGTTTGGGGGTGTCATGCTTTCATGGCTTGATGAATCCGGCGGGGCTTTTGCTGGTCAGTGCTGCGACACTCCTAGAATGGTGACTCTTAAAATGGCAGAGACAATTTTTAAAAAGCCTGTTCGACCAGGACATCTTATAAAGATATACGGAGAAGTTCTATCTGTTGGAAATACATCAATTATCATAAGGCTAGAGGCACGACGCCATAGCCCTTATAATGGAACGCAGAAGTCAGTTTGTGAAACTGAAATAACCTATCTTAGAGTTGATGGAGACGGAGAAGCTATTCCAATTAGTGATAAGGTTAAAGAGAAGTACAAGTGTACGGAGAAAATCAATGACAATTGATAAAATATTTTATAATCAATCATCATCTTCAAGTTTAGGATGGGACCCGTCTTGGTTTGGAGAAAAATATTGTGATGACGATCTAATTAAAGCTGTAAAAAAATGGCAAAAGGAAAATAATCTAATTTCAGATGGCCTCGTCGGCCCGACAACGTATAGAAGAATATGGACTGAGAGAGAATCTAAGATAGATGACTTTAAGCCGTATGTCTACTCTCCAAAAGAAAATGCCTACATAGTTCACAATGGAAAATTTATACCGATACAGTGGGGAAAAGTCGTATTATGGGGTGAAGATGGAGGCTTGAAAGGTGCCCCAGGATCATATTATAATAATTCTGGAAAAGAAGACAGGAAGCCAACAATATTTGTAAATCACTGGGACGTGTGTCTTTCATCTGAAAGCTGTGAAAGAGTCTTGGCCAAGAGAGGCGTGTCTGTTCATTTTTGCATCGACAACGATGGAACAATATATCAGCTTCTTGACACACAGCACGGAGCTTGGCATGCAGGAAATTCAAAAGTAAATAAATGTAGCATTGGAGTTGAAATTTCAAATGCGTACTATACTAAATATCAAGACTGGTATGTTAGAAACGGCTTTGGTGAAAGACCTGTCTGGGAAGATGTCAAGCTTCACGGGGGAACGCAGAAACCATTTTTAGGATTCTATGATGTGCAGATAGAGGCTGCAAAGGCGCTGTGGCGGGCACTTCACGACGGACTCGATATTCCCCTCGAGTGCCCAGTAGGAGATGACGGAAATATGCTTACAACTGTGTCAAGCGATGTCTCTTATGCAAGATTTAAAGGTGTTGTTCATCATTTTCATGTAACAAGAAAAAAAATAGACTGCGGTGGTTTTGATTTAAAAACCCATCTCGAAGATGTAAAAAAGAATAGAAAATACTGTGTCGATAAGAAGCCTTAAAAAGATAGATTAATATCTATGAGAATAGTTAATAACATGAAATCGTATACAACATCAGACTTGCCAGTAGCAGCCTACCTCATGATGAAAGGTCTTTCGCTCGTAAGGGCAGAAAGGCTGAGTGGTAGATTTATATTTGAGCTTGATGATCCGGACGGTAGAGGAACAAAGCTCGCAATAGAGTATCTAAATAGTGACTTTTGTAAATTTGACAACTACATAAGAAATTTAAAAAGTGTGCTATATCAGAATAAAAAGCCGTGATAAAAGTCTAGCTGTTGAATATGTAATATTGAACTCGTTAGCAATGTAGGTCTCTTTAGCAAAGTTAAAAAAAGTTAAGATGGTTTGACTCATTTTCGTATGTGTTATAGAAAGAAGCGGTCAGTAAAAAACAAACCATTTTTTAATAACAATAAGGAGAAATAAAAAATGCCTATTAAAACACAAATGAGGCTAAATCAGATTACCGCATCTTTCGGTTCTGCTCTTGGCGAAATTAATGACAGTCTTACTAACAAGGCTGCGTTAGACTCAATTTACACACAAAACTTAAGCGGATCTTTATCCTACATGGCTTCTGCTATTCGTCGTATCCACGGTGGTACAGACTTCAGTAACCAGACAGCTGGATCCTTTTCACAGGATCTTTTGCTAGATACAACTAAAAAGCTTCAGTTCCGTGATGCTACTGAGTACATTAACTCAGACGCTGACGGTTCACTGAATATTCAAGCTGCAGGTGACGTTGCTCTCAACATCAACGGAACAGATGAACTTTTGGTCAATGCCACCACAGCAACTTTTGGTACTAACATTGTTATTCCAAATGATGGACAAATTGGTTCTGTAGGTGATGCAGACGCTTTGGCTATCTCAACTGCTGGACAAGTCACTGTTAGTGCAACTGCCAATGCAACAAACGCCACAAACGGTGCACTCAAATTGCTTGGAGGTCTTTCGATAGCTTCAGGAAAGGATGTATTCATCGGTGGTGATGCAACAGTTGATGGCGGAGATATTACTCTCGGTGCAGACGCTGACGGTTCTGATAGAACCATTGTTTTTGGTCACTCCACGCTCAAATCAGTTATGGGTATCGACGACAGTGGTGACGTTTTTGCAATCAATACGGACGCTTCCTTTGAAGCTGAAAACGATTTTCAAATTGAAGTTGGCGGAAACGTGCTCCTGGGTAATGGTAAACTCACCGTGAGCGGTGACACCACAGCCGGAGACAACGCTTCTATTGGATACACATCCACTGAAGGTATTGTCATAACTGGTCAAGGTTCCGTCATGGATATCACGATCAAGAATGATGCTGATGCTGTCGTCTTGGAAGTTCCAACCGGAACCACAAACGTCGTAATCCCTGGTAATCTTATCGTGGACGGAACAACAACAACTGTTAACACAGCTCAGCTGATGGTAGAAGATAAGCTCGTTGTTCTTGGAATTCCTGATGGAATGACTCTTCCTGGTGTCGCTACATACACGGTATCTTCAAATGTCGTCACTGTGACAAGTACTGGCCATGGTCTTGTCAATGGAGAATTCGTTCTCATACAAGATCCGGCTGCCACAGAGGTTATCACAGAGGGTGTCTATCTGATTACTGCCGCTGATGCTAACACATTCGCGTTTGCATTTACGACTGGAGATGTTGGTGCAACACCTATCAATCACTCAGTTGCCAATGTAACGAGTGCCACAGCAAGCGGCTCTGGAATCATGGCTGCACCTGGCTCAGTAGTTGAGACCTCACTTAAGTGGGATTCAACACATGGCTGGATCATAGGCGGTCCGCTTGCGGCAACTGCAGGTCTTTCACCAGCTGTTGCTGACTCAGGAGCACTTGGTAACGCAGACAAAGAATGGTCAGATCTATACCTTGCTGATGCTTCGGTAATCTATATGGGTGCTGATCAAGATGTTACCCTAACTCACGTTGCTGATACTGGTATTCTTCTGAACTCCAATATGCAATTACAGTTCCGTGACGCTACCGAGTACATTAACTCTGATGCTGACGGCTATATTAATGTCCGAGGCGCCACTGGTGTTGATCTCAACATTGCCGGTACTGACGTTCTGAATATTACTGCAGCATCTGCGGCAGTTGTTGGTGCCTTGAGCAATACTACTGCTGCTACTTTGGCTAGTGCTTCTGGCGTTACCACTATTGGTTCGTCCAATCAGGTGACTGTTTCAGCTGGTGGTATTCTAAACGTTGCTAACACTACCGCGGCTTCTGCTATCGGCACTGCAGCTCTTGTTGTGGACGGTGGTGCTTCAGTTGCTGCTGATCTTCTGGTCGGTGATGATCTGACTCTGCTCAATGATAATGCAGTTCTAGGTTTTGGTGCTAATACAGATACCACTCTGGCTCACACTGATGGAACTGGATTGACTCTAAACAGCACTAACAAGCTTTGCTTCCAGGATGCTGGCACATTCATCAACTCATCAGAAGATGGTCAGCTTGATCTTTCTGCTGATGGCGCAATGGCTGACGCAGTTCTTCTCTCTGCGGCGGCTGGTGGTGTAACAATTGACGCTGGGCTCGATATCACTCTTGATGCAGATGGTGACGATATTATTCTAAAGGCTTCCTCAGCTAACGCGTTCGCTCAGTTTAATCGTGCTTCTGCCACAGTAGGATACTTGAACTTCAATGGTGACGGAAGTGTTCTCACTGCCGGATCCGGCGGTTGGGGTTTCCGTAACAACGCTGGAACTATGCAGTTCAAGGATAGCGGCGGCGCTTGGCAAGGATTTGCAGCTTCAGGAGGCGGATCTCGTAAGAAGGATTCAGTTACA